TACCCGATCGGGCCGGACTCGGACCTGGTGGCCCGGTTGAGTGAATATCTTTACCCGGATAGCACGAATTGCTAAAAGCGATTTATCAAATGTTGTTATAGTTCTTTCACCGGGCGGCAATGGGTCGCCCACTACCGGAGAGATAACGATGGCAAACTTAACAATCATGGTAAAAGGCGATCAAGAGCGCGGGCGTCAGTGGTCACGTAACTTTAAAAACCTGCTCCCGGCGTTCGTGAAAACTGGCACAGTTAAGCGCTATCTCTCATGGAAAGCGCCGGAGTTAACAGGCGAGGAGCCGGAACTGGAGGAGCGCGTGGACGAGTTCATGACTCGCGGCGAGTTCGAACTGAATCGCCTGATCCACCGTAACAAGATCCGCGCCGACGAGTATTAACAGCCCGGCCCCTTCGGGGGCCATCCACCCAGGAGTCGAAGATGTCGAAAGTCACAGTAGTAACACGCTGGCCCACAGTAGCCGACGCACAGCAGGACGCGGAGCGCGTGGCCTCACTCATTCGCGCACAGTCCAGCGTCCAGTCCATGCCGATCCGCGTTAACACATACCAGCGCGAGGAGAAGCTGGGCGGCGGGTTCGGCTACGTGCTGGAATGCGGTCCAGTCTCGATCGTCTGCCGTAGCATCACCCGTTACACGGCTTGTTATTCGCTGCCGGAAGGTCCACGCGGGAACCATCGCGACGAGTTCGAAGCGGTCACGGCGGAGGCTGCGATCGAGGAGATGCGGGAATTTCTGGAGAGCCGGATCAAACACGCCCGCCTCGCGCTGGCTGTCCTGTCCGGTCCTGCGGGATGATCCCGGAGAAGGTCCAGCGGAAGGCCGACGAGATTCTGGCCCGCTACTACGCGAAGGAGATCGCGCCTAAGCGGTTGAAGGGGTTCGGCAAGGTATCAGCGTTCAACGTGGGCTATAGCTGGCGGCTCGTGACGTGGGACGAGGGGGAGACGTGGGATCTACTGTCCCACGAGGAGTACAACAACAAAACGCGGGGCCGTCGTCAGCGGCTCCAGGTCAAAGGCAAGAGGTAAATATTATGGAACGTTTCGCACATGTTTTTGAAGCACACGATCGCCAGGTTCTGGTCCGCCGTGGCGTTGACTCGGACGAGCATCCGGCGATCAATCTGATCACTGAGATCGACGGCGCGGAGTTGTCGTTTAACCTGGTGTTCCACCCGGACGATCAGGAGGAGGATCGAGAGTTCTCCTACGAGAAAGCGGAAGCGGCCCGCGATCGCGCATTCCTGGACGTGGACACGCTGCGCAAGGCTGCGGAGGGCTTCGCCAAACAGTTAGAAGGCGCGGAATCGCCTATGGACGCCTTACGCCTTCTTTCCGGCAAATAACAATAAGTTAACAATCAATCATAAAAGGGCCTTTGCGGCCCTTTCTTTTTTCATTTACCCTTTTAGCGTTCACTCACTTGTTAAAAGGGATCCCTCCAATGTCTGAGCATACGACGCTATGGCAATTGTTCCAGCTATACCGCGTTGAGTTGGGTTATTCATTCATCGCGGCATCGGTGGCGGTGTTCCGTCACTGGCAATTGCGCCACCCGTTCCGCGATATCGTCAGCGGCGGGGCGATCTGCGCTGCCGTCGCGTTCGGGATGAATAATATTTTATCATTCTTCGGGGTCGATCATGGTACGTGGGGTTATCTCGCTTCCGTGTTCCTGGGCTATGTTGGCGTAGAGACTGCGCTCGACTGGGCCAGCGAAAAGATCCCATTTCTTAAAAAGATCCGCGCTACTCCGGCGCACACTAACCACGAGGATCAGACCGATGGCAAAATTTGAAGTCACGCCACAGCGCAAGGCGTTTCTGGACGCGATCGCGGTAGGAGAGGGAACAGACAACGGTCGCCAGCAGACCAAAAATCACGGCTACGACGTGATCGTGGGCGGCTCGCTGTTCTCCGACTATTCGAAGCATCCGGGGCGGCTGGTGAAGCTGCCGAAGCTCGGCATTAACTCCACGGCGGCGGGCCGCTATCAGGTGCTTAAGAAGTATGCGGAGCATTACATCGACCAGCTAAACCTCCCCGACTTCTCCCCAGCGTCACAGGACCAGATCGCCCTCCAGCAGATCAGCGAGCGTAAAGCGCTGGCGGATATTGACGCGGGCCGGATCCGCGAAGCCGTGGCAAAGGTCAATAACATCTGGGCCTCCCTGCCGGGTTCGAAGTATGGACAACGGACGGAGACGATCGACGACTTCCTGAAATATTTCCGCGCTGCTGGCGGTAAGGTAGCCGGAGAATGATCGCCGCCCTCCGGTTGTTCCTCTCGACTCACTGGCGATCGCTGCTGCTCGTCGTTGTCGTGCTGCTGGCGCTGGGGGGATCTTTCTGGGCTGGCTCGGCCTGGACGGACCGGGGCTGGACCGCTCGCGACAATGCCAGGATCGCGAAGGAATCCACCCAGGAAGCGAACGCACAAGCCGCCGCCCGTATCATTGAACAAGGCCGGGCCATTGCCCGCGAGGAGTCCGTAAAATATGCGAACGAACAAGCCGCAAAAGCTCGCGCCGCTGCTGCTACTGCTGGCGCTTCCCTTGATCGGTTGCTCGAACGAGCCGCAAAGGAAGCCGCACGACGCGACGCCGCTGATCAGACCGCTGCCCTCGGAAGGGCGTCAGGGGAAAAGACCGCCAGAATGTACGCCGACCTGTTACGACGGACTGGCGAAGTCGCTGGACGGTATGCTGATATAGCGGAGAAGGCGATCACCGCCGGGGAGGTATGCGAAAGGAATTACGACGCCGTGGAGCGTCAGCAATAAATCGGGGGCCAGTTGGCCCCCTTTTTTATGCCGGGTTTACCGTGACCGTACAAGCGATCGAGGTGACGGTGTTCGGCGGGACGGTGTTCGAACTGGTGGCAATACAGCGGTATTGACCAGCGTCCCCAGCCTGCGGCGTGGCAATGTTCAGCGTTGCGGCGGTTGCTCCAGTGATGCCACCTGCGCCTCCGTTGGCGACGTTGCTCCAGGAGGTCCCGCCGTTCGTGGACTTCTGCCACTGGTAGGAGTACGGAGCGAGGCCCGTCGCCGCGTTGACCACGACCGCCAGCGAGTCCGCGACGTCTACCGTCCAGGTATCGGTCGCCGGGAGGTTGGTCGATAGGGCGATCGCCTGTTTCGTGCGCTCGCGCAAGGACTCCACCATCTGGCCCGTTGCGTCGGTTACTCTCACGAAGTAATCCCCGTTATTATTAGCCGCTGAGTAAGAGGCGATCGTGTAGCTGTCCTGATCGGCCCCCACTGGGTTGTCGGTGCTGGAGGCACGACGGAACCAGGCGAACGAGTAAGGAGCCACGCCGCCCTCCATCTCCACGGAGAACTCCTTCGAAGCGCCCCCGGTGACGTAGGTCGCGCCCGCGTCGGTTGCGTTGTTGCCCGGAAGGTTGACGGCGAACGTCAGCGCCGGGACAAGGTTCGGATCGTACTCCATGTAAAACATCCCAGTAGGATCCAGACCTTCGGGATCTGCGTCCAGCCAGATCACATCTTTCTGGGGAACCGTGACCGGATCAAGGATTCGCGTCACTTTCCACCCGAACATATCCGGGCGGTAGTACCGATGCCAAAAAGCCATAATTTTGTCCTCGTGAAATTGTGCGGTATACTGCCCCGGCATTGTAGATCATCTCTGGCGTTAAAACGAAAGGAGCCGCTTTTTAAGCGGCCCTTTTTTTTAGAGTACCATCGACACGCCGAAACCGATTAAAGCCCACAGCGCGGCGCTTGCTGCGATTACGCCCCATATAACGTATTTGTGTCCGCGTAAGTTGTTCATGCGATTTTCCCCTCTTTCTTGAATTTTGCCAGGCGTCCGCGAATTGAAGGACGCGATTTGTTGAGCCAGTTCGCGACGTGCGCGTGAGTGAGTTCGGTCGGCACTATCACCCGGCGACCAGTGGCGATCACCAGTTCGTCCAGATCCTCGTCGGTCAGAAGTCCCTCCCAGAAGCGGACCAGCTTCCGGTCCTCCTCCGTCGTCCATTGCGTGTACGTCCGGTTATACGCCAGGGAGAGGCCCAGCTTAGAGGCCCGGACCTGCATCTGGCGGAAGTTGCGACCGATGCGCTTCGCCAGTTCGTGCGGCGGCATGGTCGCGGCGAGGCGGGTCAGTTCCGCGTCCTGCTCGTCAGTCCACCCGATAATCTGCGCTGTTACTTTACCCACGAGATCCTCCTTTGAGGTGCTTCCGGTTTTTGGTTGAGTCCAGCGCCCGCTTAAGGTCGCCCTTCTCGCTTTTGGTTCCCGGCACGACTCGGAAGTGGTGCGGGTCTGGTTGGTTCAGGTACATCTCGCCGTCCGGCGTCTCGATCGATATGTCGGCGATCGCCTCCTTGCCGAACACGCGAGAGACTGCGCTGATCATGCCGTCCAGTTCGGCGGCTTGCGCCGCCTCCCACAGTTCCCGGCGCGTTGCCTTAGTGGGCCGGGTAGCCATACGCCCCCCGGATAAGTTCGCGGGCGTCGTTCTCCGCCTGGACCGCTTCGCGGGTAAGTGCTGCCTTTGCCAGTGGCCCCGCCGCGTACATCTTGAGGCGGTTGCGGAGGATCATCGCTGTCTCGATCAGGATATGCGCCTGTTTCAGTAACAGCGGGTTCACGATCTGAGCCTTGTTTGTTTTGGTGTGGAGTAATGTCTGTTTCATTGCTTCGTCCTCGTGTTGGTGTGAAAGAATAATAACAAAGGATAAGCGGCATTGCTTTAGCAAAAAGTGCTATACGCAAAAAAGGCCCCGGAGGGCCTTGTGTCAGAATGGAGCGTTTTCGATGTAGACCGCGACGGCGAAGCCTTCGGGCGTGGCGCTTCGGATGTTCTTCGTTCGTGTGCTGGATCCGCCCAGTCTCGACCAGCCCGGATTATCCTTAACAGCCGGGACGCTCTGGAATGCCGGGAAGCGGAAGCCGCCACCGCACCAGATCCCCGTCTGCTTCGGGTACGCGTCCCGCGCCGGATAGATCTCCGGGTAGAGGCTATGCTGGTGATCCTCCGGCAAGTAGCCGCCGAAGTTGTAGGGGTGGAACCAGTGATCGCAAGGTCGCCACATCGTGGAGAGCCGGGAGATCTTCGGATTCTCCAGCATCCAGGGGACCAGCGTTTTGTCCTCATAGTCGCCGTTTTCGTACCCGGCAAACGTAGCCACCTGCTCGACCATCTTCGCCAGCGCGACGGCCTTCTCCTGGAAGCGTGGATCCTTCTTGCGCTTCGCTTCCCACCATCTGGCCCCGGTACAGGTTAGATCGGTGCATTCAGCAAAGGAGGCCACGAAGATCACGCCCGGCCCGACTTCATCGGCGATTCTGAGCGCTTCTACTTCCGTGTTGTCTGCGTCGAACATCCGGCCCACACGGATCAGGTTCGGCTCGTCGGCGTCTGGGTGGATCCCTGGCTCGTGCTGCCCGTCATACATCCAGCATTCCACGCCAGCCTCCAGCCACTTGTCCACCATGATCCGGGTCAGGTTAAACAGGAAAATCGCCTTATGCTTCACGGTTCTGATCCTTCTCGTACTCGTCGGCGTCACGCTTGATCAGCGCGTCCCACTGGTCCATATGTACCGGGTTATAGTCCTGCTCGAAAGAGAGATCGAGCGCCTCGGCGAAGTGCTCGGCCTCCTCACGGGAGGCCACCAGCTTACGCGCCATTAACTCGTCCGCGACCTTCTCCTGGAAGATGGCCCAGCGGCTATTAGTGTGACCGTCGTTATATTTCATTGCTTACACTCTCGCGGGCATAATGATCAGGGTTGCCTCGCCGTCCGGCGTGGTCAGGTTCACGCGGATCGGCTCCGCTGCGCCGTTAAAGTTCAGTTTCGCAAAAGGCATCTTGATCCCGAACTTCTTCGCCAGCCTCTCGACCATTCCGAGGTAAGGCGTCGCCACGCCGATCTCGTGGACGGCCTTCGAGTTCTCGCGGGCCTTGTTCAGTAACGCGTCCACGTTCGGATAATTGGCCTCCACAATGTCCACGGTCCCCACAGCGACGCGGGCCTTTTTGTGGTCCACTTCTTCGAGGTCCTTCGGCTTGTCTGCCGGAATGTCCAGCCAGTACACGATCCCCGCTTCGGTATCGATCACGGCGGAGAAGATCCGCCCAGTCGGTGGCGTGGAGATTGAGAGGATAATCCCCTCCTCCGGCGCGTTTACCAGCTTATGGGTACTTTCCATGCAAACATGACCGTTAGACGTGCGGATCCGGTTCCCGATGAAGTGGAGCGCGTTCAGGTAGTAGCGGACGTCCTGCTGGCCTTTGGTGAGTTGGTGAGCGCGTAAGGCGCTTACTGGTGCATAAATAATCATCTCTGGGTCCTCTCGGTTAAATCATCGTTTTGCCTTCGAACATCATTTCCGCCTGGGTCAGATATTCAGTCTTGATCGGTCCGCGCTTCTTCGGCTTGATAACGAACATCACGGACGGCTTGCTGTTTTTCTTGCCCGCGACTTCGGTCCCTGCCTTCACGAACGCCACGCGCCCGGAGTTCTCTCCGTCGCTGGTGATGTGAATTACCAGGCTCCCGGCGTCCAGCGCCTTCTTAAACCACGCCGTGGACGCGTCGGAGTTCAGGAGGAAAACGGTCGTAACGTCGCGATCCTTCGCTTGCTGGATGGCCTTCACGATCCACGGAAGCGGCTCGGCGTAAGGAGGATTGCACCAGGCCAGCCCGCCCTCCGCGCCCCAGTCTACGCCGTCCTTGAGGGCGTCCGTTTTCTCGTCCAGATAGACGTCACAAAGCGCGTTTGCTTTCTCCGCTGCGACGTCGATCCCGAACTGCCCGAAGCGCTTCACAGCCCAGTCGAACAGCCAGCGCGGGGTCTGCCACTTCTGACGGATAGCGTCCGGCGTCTTGGACTTGTTGAAGCGGCGACCGCTAACAGTGGTCACGTCTGCCGCTGCGCGTTCCGCTTCGGTCATGCCGTCCACATGGTCGATCGTGGTGGTGTCTTTCTCGTCTTTCATCTGCTGCCCTTTTTTGGTTGGTGGTGACTAACGATAATTGATTAACTGTTTTGTGTTTTAGCAAAAAGTGCTATTTATGGCTTCTCACGTTTCCCTGTAGCAACATTAGCGCCGCTGGTATCGACGCATTAAGCCCCCGCGCCGGGGCTTTTTTTTTACCCGAACGCCCCCGCAAGATGCCCGCCGACGCATGGCCTCCCCGTCCTCTCGTAGCCGTACAGGAAAACCTCGTCCGGGTCAGTGTAGACGAACCGGATCTCCCGATCGCCATCGTAGATCGCCGACGCCTGGATCGCGTTCATAGGCCGGAACGTCAGCCAGACCTCCGCCTCCCCTCGCGCCGCCACGTTCACGGCATGGACCGGATCCGCCACCAGATACACCGGAGCGTCCGGCGCTGGGTGGATCAGCCCTACCGCGCCCCACGTCGGGCCACCAGCGGCAAACACCACAGACCTGTCGGAGCCGATCTTCGCCACGTTGCACCACGGCCCCAGCGATCCCCCCAGTGGACGAGCGCATGGAACATACAGGAAGCCGTCGCGCATTGCGCCTTTGCTCATGACCTTTTCCACGTCCTCCGGGGTCAGCTCCCAGTCCTGCGCGGGCTTGTCCTGCTGGCGGGCATACTTGCGGGCCTCTTTGACGATCGTTTCCCGCTTCTCCGGGGTGAGTCCGCCTATCCAGTCGCCCAGGTCGTTGATCGCTTCGTTGAATGGCTGCGATCTGCTGGTCATAAACCAAAACATGCCATCACGAGCGCCACCGCACGAGCCGGAACAGTACCCGAAGCCCTCGGCCTTCTTCGTCTGCTGCTTATGGCCCCAGCGAAAGCGATCCGTCCCGCCGCATATCGGGCAAGGCTGGTGATTGCCGTTAAACGCCTTGCGGTCCCAGCCGCACAGATCGAGGAGCGCCTGTTCCCACTTGCCGGGCATCGCGGCGAGAACGTCCTCTTTTTTATAAATTGCCATCTTGCCCTCCTGAGTTTTCCCGGTTACTATAAATCACGCTTTAATGATATTACAAGGAATAAATGGAAATGGTCGAGACATTAGAAAGGCAGATCGCGGCCCTCGATCGCGACGCCATTCTCCGCGCCCTCGGTGATATGCCCGTAACGCCATACGATCACCAGTTCGTCGCATATGAGGCTTGCGCGAAGGCTATCCGTAAATATCCGGGGCCTGTCATTGTGGACGCCGCCGTGAGCGCCGGGAAAACCATCATGATCTCCATGCTGGCCCGCCGGATCAGGGATATGGGATTCCCCGCCATGATCCTGTCCCGCCAGGGTGAGATCATCGATCAGGACTTCGAGGAGTTGCGGAACTTCGGCGTAAACTCCTCGATCTACTGCGCCAGCTTAGGCCGCAAGTCTGCACACTTCCCGATCGTCGTCGGCTCCGAGGGTACAGTGATCGGAGGGATCCGCCCAGGCCAGCCCCTCGCCCATTACGCGCCGTTGTTCCTGCTGATCGATGAATGCCATCACGTCAACATTGAGGACCTGATCCGCTCGGAGGAGCGCGTGGTCCCGGAGTACCTGCGGGACGATAACGGGACCGTTATCCTCGACGGCTTCGGGGATCCGACCATTATCGGCGAGCATAAGGGCGAGACATACGAGGAGATGATCGAGGCGGGTCGCTCCAGTTATACGATCATCATCCGAACGTTACAGGCCCGCGCCCGGTCAGTGTACGGGAAGGAACTCCGCATTATCGGCTACACTGGGACGCCTTACAGGGGCGTGGAGTCCATCATCCAGCCAGACCTCGAACAGCCCGGATTCTGGCGTGAAAAGGTCTGCGAGATCTCGACGGAATACCTCGTCAGCGTTGGCGCTGTCGTTCCGACTCACTTCGGGATCTCCAATCTCCACTACAACCTCGACCAGTGGCGATCGACGGGTGAGGACGGCATTAAGGAGTTCACGGACTCCGACATGGACGCCATGCAAAAGGCGATCCTGAAAGAGAAAAAGCTCACTCATGAGATCATGGCGGAGGTCTACGCCATCGCCCAGCACAGGAACGGCGTGTTAGTGACGTGTGCGGGCGTGAGACACTGCAAACAGGCGGCGGAGGCCCTTCCCCCTGGTACGCCTTACGCCATCATTACGGACGACACGACGGGCAAGAAGCGCATGGACATTTTGCGCCGCGCCAATACCGGGGAGATCAAGTTCATTTTCCAGGTTAACGCCCTAACGACTGGCGTTAACGTCCCGTTCTGGGACACGTCCGTGATCCTGCGGAAGATCGGCTCCCTCACGCTCCTAACCCAGCTTTTAGGCCGTGGGATGCGAATCCTTAAGCCGTTCCACATCGCCGCCGGGGTGACGAAAGAGGATCACCTGGTTCTCGACTACGCCGGGACGCTGGACGAACTCGGATCCCTGTACTTCTCCCCGCTGCTGGAGGCATATCAGCACAGCGCCGACGAGAGCAAAGGAGAATTAGAGTTAGACTGTCCGAAGTGTCGCAAGGCGGGCCATCCTACGCTCAACGGCAAACACGCCCGACGCTGCCGCTACGTGGACGAGAACGGCGATCGCTGCGAACACTTTTTCCAGTTCATCACCTGCGACGACTGGAAGGACGCCAGCGGGCGGAAAGTGGTCCAAAAGGGATGCGGGGCGCAAAACGACATAGTAGCCAGGATCTGCCGCTGCTGCGGGAACTCGCTCGTAGATCCGAACAAGAACTTAAGCCGGACCACGTACAGCCGCGACGACTACGCGACCGTGAGAGGGTTCAGAATTGAATTAGCGCGAGGGACTGGGGGGATCGCCTTCCGGTACGAACTGGAGAAGGACGGGGACCAGTTTGTGGCCTGGCAAGTATTTTGGCCCGGTAGCGACTCGCCAGCGGCGAAAAAGGAATGGGTCCATAATGGCATCCTTAAGCACGTCCTGGACGGCAAAATGAGGGCCACGATCAAGAAATGCCGGACGCCCCAGCAGGTATTAGAGTTCGCCCCGTACTTCATGGCCCCGCTTAAGGTCAGCCACCGGAAGATCGGCAAGGGTAAAGACGTTATCACTAACAAAATTTTCATGAATGAGGAGTTTTAAATGTCCGTACTGAATAAAAAGACTGAGTTCTGGCGCGAGTTCTATCTGGACCATATCCCGACCTACTCGCCACACGAGGACGTCGAACAGCAAAACATGGCGAGCAACATCCGGGAGATCTACGGCGATCCCCTCACTGATCCCGACGCGCTGCTGGCGTTCCACCCAGTAAACGAGAGCGGCGGCTCCAGCGATCCCCGCTACGGGGCGAAGTTGAACGCGCTCGGACGACTGGCGGGGATCTCGGACTGGGTGATCCTTGAGCCTCGCGGTGGCTATGGCTTCGCGCTGATCGAGTTGAAGCGGAACAGCCGGAGCAAATCACGGCTTAAGCCGGAGCAAAAGGAGATCCTCGAACGGGCGCGGGCGCGTGGTGGCTGGACTGCTGTCGCGTGGGGCTGCGAGGCTGGCCTGGCTGCTCTCGAATATTATCTTAAATTACCCGTTGCAAACATCACGAAAGAATGATTTAATCTTTCTCACACCAACAACGTGAGAGAGAACAAAATGGAAACAGCATTCGACCTTATCCCGGCGCTGCCATCGTTCGACGTTGGCGCGTCGCTTTTCGTTAGCGCTCGCGACGCCGATCAGTTGACTAACGAACAGTACCACGAGGACGAGATCTACATTACCGGGTCGAGCCTCTGGACCATTTACAGCAAATGCCCCGCCGCGTGGCGCTTCCAGAAGGCACAGGAAGCGAAAGCGAAAAAACTCAATTCCGCCCAGAAGCCGCTCACATTCGGGACCACTTCCCACACGATGTTACTTGAGCCGGATCGCTTCGCTCGTGAGTTCTTCCGTCTGCCTAACCCGGACGACTTCCCGGACCTGATCACCTCTGTAGCGAAGATGCAAAGCTGGTTAAAGGATCGAGGCCAGAAGGGCTACTCCAACAAAACCGCCGAAGAACTGATCGCGATGTGTCGCGCTGTCCAGGCCCCGGACGAAGTGCTCCACATCTGGCACGAGATCGAGGCGAACGCCATCAAAGAGGCGAACGGTCGCGAGATCGTCCCGGCGAAGGACTGGGACCGCGTTCACTCAATGCGCGACGTTCTGCTGGCTAACCACAATTACCGCCGGATCATTGAGACGGGGGTCCCGGAGTTGTCGCTGTTCTGTATTATCGACGGCGTTCCCGTTAAGGTCCGACTCGACCGCGTGACGGACGTCGGGGAGATTATCGACTTTAAGACGACGCAAAGCGCGGAGCCGGAGAAGTTCGGGCGACTGGCCCACGATCTCGGCTACTGGTGCAAAATGGCTTTACAACATGATTGTTTCAAGTTGGCCTACCAGCAGGATCCGAACGGTACGAAGTTACTCGTACAGGAAAAAGACGAGCCGTGGCTGGCCCTCATGAATCGCTTAACGCCGGAACAGTTGCTCGTCGGTCGCGGTCAGTACAAGACGGCGCTCCAGGTCCTCAAACACTGCCGCGAGCGTGACGTGTGGCCCGCCTATGCGAACGGGCAAGAGGAGATCGCGCTTTCTACTCCGGCATACTTACAACAACGTTACAAAGAATATTTTAAAGAGGTGTAATCATGGAATTTTCAACCGATAAGAATCAGATCGTAGTCGCAATGGTTAAGGCTCGCGCCGCCATGATGTCAGAAGCGAAAAAGAACACGCAAAATAATCACCTCCATAACTGGTACGCGGATTTAGGATCCTTCCTGGCGACCGTTCGCCCTGCTCTGGAGTCGAACGGGCTGATCGTCATTCAGTCCCCACTCCCGGCGGTGGAAAAAGGCGGGATGCTCGTCCTACCGCTGGAGACGATGATCCTCCACGAGTCCGGCGAGTTCATGAGCGCCGTTATGGAGATGCCGCTGGCGTTTAACCCCAAAAGCGCCCCGGCTCACGCTGTCGGCTCGGCGATCACCTATGCCCGACGCTATCACCTGGCGGCTCTGTTCGGCATCACCCAGGCAGACGACGACGGCAACGCGACGAAGAAAACCGCCCGTCAGTGGATCGAGGACCTGAAAGGGATCGAGGACGTCGAGAAGCTGGACGAAGCCGTGGGCCGTATTGTCCACAATCTGGCAGACGATAAGGCGAGCGTGAAGGTCGTCCGTGACTGGCACATTTCCCGCAAAGCGGAACTTCGCGCCAGCGAGTCGAAAGGATTTAATCCGGCCTCGGTTGTCCAGAAGAAAAAAGCCGCCGATAATGCCCCGGCAAAAGAACAGCCCGCCGCCCCGGTAGAACCACAGCAGGAAGCGCCAGCGGCGGACGATAAACCGAACATTGAGGAGTTCTAAACATGGCATCACGCGGCGTTAACAAGGTGATTCTGGTCGGCAATCTGGGCCAGGATCCCGAAGTGCGTTATATGCCGTCGGGTGGAGCGGTGGCGAACATTACGATCGCCACCTCTGAATCCTGGCGCGACAAGCAGACGGGCGAACAGAAAGAACAGACGGAATGGCATCGCGTCGTATTGTTCGGCAAGCTGGCGGAGGTCGCCGGGGAGTATCTGCGCAAGGGTTCACAGGTTTACATTGAGGGCCAGCTTAGGACGCGCAAATGGACGGACCAAAGCGGCGCGGAGAAGTACACGACGGAGGTCGTCGTGAACGTCGGCGGCACTATGCAAATGCTCGGCGGGAAGAAAGAGGGAGGCCAGTCTGGGGGGAATGGACCTACCCACTCCGGCGGCGGTGGCAATTCTCGCAATTCTCCGGGCCGTGGCGCGTCTAATTCGCAAAATCCGGGCAAGGGTAGCGGGTCGGGTCCTGCGTCGTCTGGAGGCGCTTCTGGGGCCTCTAATGGCGGGGAGCCTCCGATGGACTTTGACGACGATATACCGTTTTAACGGGTGAGGCCCTTCGGGGCCGATCCTCCCAGGAGCCGACGAGATGAAACAATGCGCCATCTGTCACGAATCGAAGCCGCTGGAGGAGTTCCACAGGAACAAGAGCAAGAAGGACGGGAGGGACTCGCGCTGTCGCCAGTGTAAGAGCGGGCTTTATAAGAGTTACTACCACGGCGATCCAGCCCGAAAGGAGCGGATCATCGAAAACGTTAAAACGTACCAGGCCGGACCGGGGCGAGAGAAGGCGAACGCCACAAAGTCCAGCTATCACACAAAACATCCAAAGAAGCGCCGCGCCCATAATCTGGTTTATAACGCGATACGGCGCGGAGAGCTAACGAGGGGGCCGTGTGAGGTCTGCGGAGCGGAGAAGGTAGTGGGACACCATGACGACTACGATCGCCCGTTAGAGGTCCGCTGGCTCTGCGAGAGGCATCATAAAGAGTGGCATCTGGTTAACGGTGAAGCGCTTAACCCAGATTGATTTAGATAACGGTTTAATGAATAATCACGGAGACGTTAACCAATGAAGGAGCCGATCATGGCAACATTAAAGCCCGTTTGCCTCGTGAAGCAGGTCCGAGAGGCGAAAGGCATCCAGCAAAAAGATCTGGCGGAACGCGTAGGCATGATCGCCCACCAGTTGAGCCGATACGAGAACGGGCACGAGTTGCCACATATTACTAACCTCTGCCGACTCGCTGCCGCCCTGGACGTGTCGATCGCAGACCTGATCGAGTATGGAGTGAATCATGATTAAGTCCGGCCTTAGCTTTAGCGAAGCTCTGATCGCAGTGAAGGAAGGTTATAAAATTGCCCGCGCTGGATGGAATGGCGCTAATCAATTCGTGATCAAGGCTGGCGGGTATACCGTAAACGAGCCGCGACCGGGTAGTGATTATGCAAAGGCCGGGATCACTGGCGAATTTACGATCGCCCCGCATCTTGATCTTAAAAATGCGCAAGGCGTAATGCAACCGGGTTGGGTCCCATCACAGGGCGACCTGTTCGCCAATGACTGGACGATCTTACGCTGATTGTTAACGCGGAATCGAGAGAAGAAGAAGGGGCCAATTAAGGCCCCTTTTTTTATGCCGGAGTTCGGAAGGAGATCGGCTTCGTTGCCGCCAGTTGAACGCCCGCCACGGTTGCCGTCACGATAGCGTCCGCAATGTCGATCCTGATCTCTGCGGTCGGGTTGCTTGGGTTGGTGCTGTACGGTGCGCGAGTGATCACCGTGTTAAGCGGAGCGCCGCCAGCCCCGGCTCCGGGGATCGTGACGCGGGTCCCCTGCGTAAGCGGGGTCTTATAAAACCAGACCTGATCCGACTTGTTGCCAGCCATCGCGTAATTTTGCGCGAGGTAGGTCTGGCCCGCTGCCGTCGCTTTAATCTGCAATTCTGCGACCGCCGGGAGGTATGCGCCGGACGTCTCGACGGCAAAGATCTTGCCATCGTTGCGGACCAGGAGATCGCCCTCCATGAACTCGCGCCCGGTCGGGAACGCGTTACCATCCCAGATCCCTACGCCGTCCATCTGGTCAGGAGTCGGGATCAGGTAAGTATGGTTAGAGGGCTGCATTTCAGCGCCTACGCCGCCGTTAGTCCCCGAACGAGGGTACGGACGGGCGAACACGTTCGAATTAACGCAATCAATCTGGCTGTATGCGCAACGGCTCCAGCCCTGATCCGGGTACGCGCCGAAGTTAACATTATTCATGCGTAACACGGTGCGACCGCCAGCGATATAACCATTCGAAGGCGTCCCGCCGCTGGAATCATCCCCGATCGCGTCGAAGATATCGCCGGAGATATCGTTTAAATCCAGTTCGGTAGCCACGCCGAAAACGGAGAATTTAGCCACGTTGATGTTACTGAATCGGCAACGGTTGGTTGCTCCGGCCTTTTCCGTACCCACGCCAGCGTAAAAGCGCCCGGTCTTGGAATAGACGTTCCTCACGGTCATGTCCTGGCAAGGACCACGAGCGCCCACTCCGGCGTTAGTCCCCCACTCCAGCATAACCACGCGGACGTCGGAGGCCAGGGTCCCGGAGGTCACGATCGGCTCCCCGCGAACGCCATCGATCGACACGCGGCGCGAGCCATAACAGAGGACCGTCGCCAGCGTCAGGCCGGAGCCGTTAGACACGTTCTGATCCGGGTCGCCGTTGATGTTCTCGATCACGGAGTCGCGGACCATTTCGAAGTGAACAAGCTGGCGGACGCCGACGCCCGTCACGTTGCGGATCGTGATGTTCTTCGCAAAGTTCTCGTCAGGCGTGTCGATACCATACGGAGATTGACCAGCGACGCCGATCCCGATCCCCCAGTTGGACGGGTTGATCGGAGCCTGTCCGGTGGAGTCGATGTTCTCCAGGTAGATATTTTCGATCACGCAACCGTCGTCATAGTGGCGCTGCACCACGTTAAGCTCGATCCCGTCGCCGCCCATGTCGTAAAACGACAAGTTACGATACAGGCCACGCGTGACGAGTTCCCCGGTCCCCTGCTGCAAGATGCCGTAAAGGCCATTGCGGAACTCGCTCTCCGTGACTTCCACAGTCGCGTTTTTCGGTAGGGCTTGCATCATTACGCTTGCGACCTTGCTCGTGGTCGGCTTGCCGTCAAACAGGCAATCCCGGATCCTTACGTCGCCGCCCCATACGCGAATACGGGCGTTTTTAATGGTCGCGCCTTTCAGCGTGGAATTGTCCATGAAAAAGTCCGGCGTACCTTTCCACGTTCCCCCCATGATGAGGATATCCGTCGCGGTCACGTTGCCGTCCAGCGTTCCCTCCCAGCCAATGGCCCAGACCGCCAGCTTTTGGGCCTGAGCCGTGTCAAACATGGTCTGGATGGCTGCGGACACGCTGGTGAATGGCGCTTTCCCGACGAACTGAAAAGGAGTGATCCAGCCCTGAATCGACTCTTTCAAAACGCCGTAATTCGTCCCCACGTACTCCCAGCCCGTCGGCGAGGTGAGAAGGTTCCACATCTGGACCGGATCATATTTGAACAGGTTCCCGAAATAGAATTGCTGGACGTCGTTCGCGTCCATCACCTTCATGGATGATTCGATCTTGGTGATCAGTTTGACTACTTGACCGTTCCAGACCGGATAGCCGGAGACGTTGGTCCGTACTGGCTGCGGGATTGGCGTCAGCGTTCCGTCCTCGTCCTCGACAAAGACCTGGGTCTGGTTCGCTGGGTTCAGCGGGTCGGTATCTTTCACGCCTACGTAGATCTTCCCGTTGACCAGCGCCGCGAAGCGGTCCAGACGTAGGAAAGGCGTCGAAGGCATACCAATATCAGCGTATACGTCGCGGGCCATTGTGTTCTCCATGAGAAAGGGGGCTTATCGCCCCCGTTGTTATTGTTGCTGCTGGTCGCTTGCTGCCGCTTGCCCGCCAGTACCGGAAAGGAATCCGACGATCCCGGCGCGGTTAATGGCTGCTTTCTCCTCCGGGGTCATGGCCTCGATCAAGGCTTTCCACTCCGGCGAGTTTGCCGCCGCTTCCTCGGCCTCTCGGACGAACGTCCGGCCCGCTGGGGTCAGCTTCCCGGAACTCTGCGCGGCTGCGGCTTGTAACAGTTTATTGAAGTTTTCACCAGAAAGCACGTTGTCCGCAAGAACAGATCGCGGAACACGAGTCGCTCGCCCTGCTGCCTGAGCCGCTGCGAGCGCTGCATTACCCGCCGGGCCTAACGTGTAGAGCGCTGCGGCATGTTTACCCAGCCAGCCCGCCGCGCCGTATAGCTTCGACATAACGCCACCAGCGCCCGGATCGTCGAATCGCTTCACGAAGTCGGAGATCGATCCCGTCGTCGTGGTAAAGCGTTTCGCCCGGTCGATCCCGTTCGCCACGCGGTAGATCTGCATGAGGCGCTGGCGCTGCTGGCGCGGTAGGTGCTGCATGACGTTTCCTAACGTCCCGTTAGCCTGGGCGGTCTTGTACCAGTCCACGAAGCCGGGGATCGCGAAGGTATCGCGGGCGCTACGTGCGCCCAGGGTACGCTCCAGCGCGTTAGCCACTACGTCGGACTTGAGGCTGTCCGGGGTTGCGGCCATCAGCTTGTCCCAGTCCCTCGCGCTGCCGCCCTTCTTGCCCAGGTTCAGGATCGCACTCTGCACTTTCCCGGTGATCGAGTTGTCGAGGTTTTTCCCCAGGACTTCGAGGGCCTGAGTCTCCAGGTCCTTACGGCGTTTAACAAGCTGTTTCCCCACATTCCAGTCGTCCGCCGCGCCATACTGGGCCGCGACTCGCTCCTGGTCGTCAGTCAGGCGGGCATAAAGCTGTTTAAGCTGCGCCGGGACTTCATCCTTAAACGGGCCGTTTTTCTTGTTCAGCGCCTCGCCGACCTGCTTCCGAAGGGTGTCCAGTCGGGCGTAAGTCGGGATCGTCGAAACACTCTGATCAGGGAGTCCCGTCACTGGGTCCACCTTCCCAGGCTTCGGAGCCATCCAGTCGAGCGCCTTTTTCTCTGCTGCGGAAAGGTACTCGTCCCCGCCTAACTCGTCAGCCTTCGCCGTCAGATAATCCACGGTGCTGTCCGGCCTTACTTCGGCGTTGCGGGGGATCTTGGCGCTCACGGCGTTATAAGCCTTTTCCGCCTCGTCGCCCAGGCCGTCGATAATGGCGCGGGTACGGGCGGCAAACGCCTGATCGATGGTCTGCGCGTTCATGCTGGTCATGCTGTCGATCAGCTCGTCGGCCTTCTCACCTAAGCGAGAGATCCCGTTAATCTGCTGAGTTTCCAGGTTGGAACTTTTCCGGCTTACAAGCTGCTGGAGCGTGGTCCTAAACTGCGTATCACGCGCATAAGCCGCCGGGGTCAGTTGATCCTCCATCCCCAGATCGCGGGCGGTTTTCATCAGCTTTTTGTCCACGTCCGCCATGTTCGCGAGGTCGATCATCTCGTCAGAAGCGCGGAGGGTTTCACCGTTCGCGCCCTGTACGGTCTGATCTGGCGTCAGTCGGAACTTGCTCGCATCACGAGCCACAGCGTCGGAGATTCCCGCCTCGGTCGCCTGGGTGGATCGGGTTGCGTCCGCTGCTGCGTCTGCTGCGCCACCTGCGGCCCCCTCGCCGCCCCTGAGCGCATTCCACAGCCTACCAGCGCCACCGATAACAGCGCGGCCCACAGCCTCGCCAGCGGGCGCTAGTGCGATATTCGTCAGCGTCTCCTCCGGGTCCCCACGACCAGCGGCGATCGCGCCCGGCACAGCACGAGCCGCCGGAGCCGCGATCCAGTTCTGGGTCATATCGGCGAGACGGGTCGCGAAGCTGGTCGCGTCCGGCGCTTCACGAACCAGTCCGAGGAGTTCGGTCGCCGCCTGAGCCTTACGCGGGCCAGGTAGCGGCGCGAGCATATCGCCGATCAGGGTCCCGATCTGCGCGTATTTGTCAGTAGGGGCCAGACCAGGGATCCCCCCAGGCGTGATGGTTGGCGCTTGGGTGCTTTCATCCACCAGCCCGACGCCCTTCCCGGCATCGGTCACGGCTTGGGAGATCATGTTCGCCAGGGAGATCGGCGTGTTCAGCAGGTCGATCCCCGTCTGAGCCACGCCGCGAGCGCCCTGATCCAGCGAGTGGAGGACGGTCTGGCCTAACTTTTCCCAGTTTCGGGCGGCTTCTTCGTTTGGATCGGTTTGTCCGGGCTGATTAGCTCCGCCCTGCTCTCCGTTACCGTTCGGCGCTGCCGCCCCTTGTGCGCCATCAGATCCCGCTTGATTAAGTGCATTGCCAGCGGAGACGGCTGGGACTTGTTGATCGGCTCCGGTTGCTCCGGCTCCGTCTGCGGCTGCTGGTGCCTGGTAGTCTCCGAACTGGTCGAAAACATTACCGCCAGCGCTCGGAGATCGTGCGCTGGTTGCGTATTGAGTAGGTTCGCCGCTGCCATCGCTGCCAGCGCCTCGCCCAGTCCATTGATTAAACCGATCATCCACATATTGACGCCCCTCCGGGCCTGGGGTTGCCTGGCCCGCCAGTTGTTTGTCTACGTTGCCGGGGCCGTCGTGGTAAGCCTGGAGAGCCGTCCCCCAATCTCCGTAGCGCTGATACATGCGGGAAAGATACTGCGCCCCCGCGTCCGCTTGCATTGCCGGATCCTGCGCCAGTTGCGCCGGGTCGTAGCCCATATCGCGGGCCGTTCCCGGCATCACCTGAGTAAGCCCCATTGCGCCCTTGCTGGAGGTCGCAGTGGGATCGCCGCTGGATTCTTTACCCATTAACTGAGTCATGAGGCCAGCAGGGATCCCCCACTTGGCCCCGGCGCTCTCCACCAGATCAGCATAACCTCCGCCAGTGGATCCCGCTTGCTGCGGGATCTGATTTGGGAGCGCTTCCGCACTTTCCGGCATATTCTGATCAAACTGGTCGAAGATGTTCGCCATTTATAGCCCCTCCGGTAGAAAACCGTATTTTTCCTGAAATTGAGCCTTAACGCTAGGGGTAGGGTTCTGCATCAGGTAATTAATCGCGGCTTGCGCGTTCTGCTGCGGAATCCCCCCAGCGCTGAGGCGTCCGACGGCTTCCTGTTTCGCGTCGTCCTGCTTGATCTCGCGACGGTAGGACTCCACGCGCCCGCCCTGCGACTTCTCGATCGCGTCCTTGCCCTTGCTGAGTGCGTTCACGTAGCGCGTCATAACGTCCTTAAGCTGCTGCTCGCTCATGGTGCGCGGGTCTGCGTTGATCAGCGCCTGAGCGGCTGCGCGGCCCTCCTGCTCGGTCACTGGACCAGTACCACGCAAAGACTGAATACCCGCGACGCGGGCCTGGTCTTTAAGCTGGTTAAACTGGTTCATGATCTCCGCCGTGGCATCGCCGCCACCAGTAACCCACGACGCGCCCCTGTTAATCGCGCCCAGGTTGCCCGTCACGTAGGCCAGATCCTTACGCTGGAGGAGTCGCTGGGCCTGATCGATCGCCGTGGTGATCGGGGCGAGTTGCGTCTCGTAGGTCTGGAGAAAATCGCGCTTCGTGTTGAGGCTGTCGGCTTGCATTTTTGCTGCTGCTGCACGTACTTCTGTCGCTCAATATCGTTCTTTTCCTGCGCGATCCTCGTGTTGAGTCGCTCGGTCTGGAGTCCGATATATTTCAGATTTCGGTCTGCCGCGTTGCTCGCTGCGGTGACGTCCTGCCCCCTGATTACGGTCTGGTTCTTCATGTACTCTTTCGCGTAGTCCAGTTGGTCCTTGCTGGTATTGCTCGCCAGGTGGAGCGCCTGGACTGAGCGCTTGAACGCTTCCGGGTCCTGCGCTGCCGCCTGGTAGGCCACCTGCGGATCGATTCCCAGCGCCTGGAGCGCCGGGGCGTTCTGCTGGACGAATTGCTGGGCCATCTTCGGCCCCTGCGAGATCGCGACGTCGGCCTGGCTTGCAAGCTGGGATCCCTGCTGGCGTCGAATATCATCCACCAGTCCGAGGCGCTTCTGGAGCGCTTCGATCTGGGTAGGGTATTTGTAGGCCAGTTCGGAGATCTTGGACGGGTCGCCCGCTGCTGCTTGCCAGTCCTGATTGAACTGGGCCATTTGCGCCTGATTAGCTTGCGCCGCCTGAGTGGCGAGGCCCTGCTGGCGGTTCGCGATCTGCTGCGCCGTGTTGTTCTGAATCTGCCCGATATTGGCGAGGGTGTTAGTCCCCGCCGCCTGGATGTTCTGGAGGTTGTTCCACAGATCGCCCGGATCTGCGCCACCGCCACCGCCTAGTAATTGCGCCATTAGATCATGCTCCCGAACATGCCGCCGAACATGGACGTAAACGTGTTAGCGTCCTGCGCTGCGCCTTGTGCCATTTGATTGTTAGCCGTTGCTGCGGTATTCCACGGCAAGGCCGCTTTTTGTCCCAGGATCTGGCCCTTCTGGCCCGCGAGTGCGGTCAGTGCGTTGGTGGTCCCGGTAGCCGCTGCGGACTGAGCGCCAGCGCCAGATAAGCCGACGTTAGTCAGGCCCAAAAGCTGGTTAAACATGTCTTGCTGCTGCGCTTGCATCGCGTTCAGATAGTTCTGGCCCAGCGTAGGCGCGATCGACGCGAGGCTGTTCTGGGTAGCCGTGGATCCGAGTCCGCCCGTCGCTTCTGCGCTGGCAAGCTGGGAACGTCGAGCCGCTTCCTCGTTCATGGCGAACTCCTGCCCGCCGTAGTAGTCGGAAAGTAGCTGCTCGCGGTCAATCGGCTGGCCCGCGATCGCAGTCAGGCCGGGGATAGCGTTCGTCCCTGCCTCACGGAACGGGCTTAACCATTCCGCTTGTTGCGCCTGGAGTTCGCGCTGGTAGTCCATCTGTTTATCGGTCGCTTTCTGCTGCTGCTTGAGCGCCTTCCTCGTACCGATCCCGCCTAAAACGGACGAGACGGCCCCACCGATCCCGCTAATTGCTCCGCCCATTTGGTCCTCTCCTCAAGAAAATAATTTCCGCCTCTCTGCCGTCCACCAATTGTACAAGCTGGGGAGGGCTTTCAACAAATCCGACTTTTCGGACCACGTTCCGGGCGTGTTTGTGACTCATAAGGACCGGAACGCGGATCGCATAGTGGCCCCAGTGGTAGAGAAAAGCCAGACAAGCCTCGCGTGACCGTCTGCGCCTGGGTGGATCCATCGCCATATGACCATCGATCCCGCCTTCATCGTTCGCCATGATGGCAAACACGCAACAACGATCCCACAGGAAATATTTTGCGACGGCCTGGCGAGGCCACTCCGGCAAGCCCCAGGCGTGGAGGAGGTCCACGCCGGAGTCTGGCACGAGTTCGATCATCTCTTTTTGTTCCATGCGGTCCCCTTACTGCGTCGCGATTAGTTTGATCTGGGTAGCAGTGAACGCGGAGCCGTTCGCCTGGATCGTCATGTTGATCCCTGGGCTGGTAATGTCGTCCCCCTCCTCCACGGAGAAAAAGGTGTTGAACAATAAGTTATCCGTAGGGGTTGCCGGGTTGCGACTCACCACGAGAGTGTCGGGGACGACGGTCCCGAAAGTGATCTCCATCGACCTGTTAGTGGCCCCGCTCGCGAACGATCCCACCAGGCTGATTTTGAGTTTAAGATCCTTGTTCTTATTCAGCGCCACGAGTCGCCCGGTCGCCATGTTGAAGAACGGGGCCAGACTGCCGGACGTCGGGGTGAGGGCGGCGAGGAGCGTCAGGAGGTTGGAGGGCGTCGTGGGGATGTTAAGCGAGATCCCGCTGTAGACGACCTCGGATTTCTGGCGGGTCATGTACACGCGCCAGTCCTCCAGATCCTCGATCCGCGTCTCCAGATCGATCACCTTGTCCAGCAGGTAGTCCACATCGTCCTCTAACAGCGTGAGGCGGTTCTCTGCGCTGTCGAGTCGCTGATCGTGGAGGGCCAGCGTCACGTCCTGCTGGTCGTTTCGGATGCGCTGGGCCTCGGCGATCTCCTTCGCCTCGTCTGCGGTGGACTCCGCTCCGTCTGCGACGTCCCCCGTCTCCTTCGTGACTCCGTTCAGCCTCACCAGCCAGTCCCGGAAAGCGATCGACGTTCCCGGCGGTAGGCTGCTGGTGTTTAGCTGCTGAATCTTCTGTTTAACTGGCATGATCCCCCCAGTGGATTAGGTCACACGGACACGCGCCCGCGAGAGAGTCGCCGGGGTTGCGCCTACGGTGCGGATTTTAAAGCCGATAGCGGAACGGACGCGGCCTACTACGCGTAAGATAACGTTCTGTAGCCACTGGTACGGGGTATTGTAGGCGATGCTTTTCTCCTGCCCGTACACGATCCCGTCCTCGGTCGCGGAGAGCCAGATCCGGCTCGCTACTGAGTCGCCCCCGGTGCTGGCATCCATGCGGAAGTCTGCAAGGATCGCATTCTCGGCCCACAGTAGCGGCGTATACAGGACGATCTCCTGGTCCTCGCCATACTGGGCCGACGTGGTGTTATCCATTTTCCCCAGATACGGATCCAGCTTGTCGCCACAGGTGATCACGCGGCCCTCGTTCACGAAGTCCACGGCGCGGTAAGGTCCGATCCCGTTGATGCCCGTCTTAATGTACGACCAGACCGGGACGCCCTGCGCCTGGCTTACTGGGTGATCGTAAACCAGCGTTTTGTCCGGCAAGTGGACGATCAGAAGTTTGTGAGTCTCAAAACTGAGCGACTCCAGACGGACGTCGGCGAGGTCTGCCACGTCATAGTCCGCCAGAATCTTCTTGATCTCCGCGCTGGCGATCTCGTTCCACGTACCGCCGCCGGGGTTCATCATGGCGATCGTTAAATCGCCGGAGAATGGCGACGTAAGAAAGGCGAAAGTCTCCATATATTCGCAGACACTTTCACGCCCGATCGTCCCGGCTTCGACGGTGTAGGACGGCTGGCTGGCGTAGACGTTCTGATCGTCCCCGGTCAGGCCGAAGAACTCGATCGAGGCGGTCCCAAAACAAACGACATAATCACGCCACGCCCTGATCGCCACAATGCCGTCCGGCATGGTTTCGGCGCGGTAGGCCGGGGCGGTCTTGTCCGGCTTCGTCTCGTCCAGCAGGTCGGAGATCCAGAAGGTGTCCGAGTTCTTCGTGGAGAAGATAAAGCGCTGGCGGAGGTGGCACACGTCGTTAATGTCGCCCCAGTCATACGTCGGATCATCTTCCCCGGTCCAGTTGGAGAAGCTGTTCCGGCTCCCGTCGTAGCCGATCATGATCATGGCGTTCTGGGACACAATGGCGACGCGGTTCCGGCTATGAGCCATAGGAGTACGGTCCACGCCGGAGATGGTCGCCACGGACTCCCCGGAGAGGTACAGCTGATCACCCATCACGCGGTAAGTCGCATTTTTGACCGTGTTCCAGTCTGCGCCGCGAGAGACGCCCGCCACGTCCTTGTCCTTCACGATCCCCGGCATCATGCGCATGTAGCCGTTGCCGCCCTTAATGGTGCGGGCGACCGCCAGCATGTTCTCCGGTAGCCGGGTTGACCAGTCGAGCGTCGTCGATCGGCGACCATCGCCATATAACAGCGGGATCGTGATCTCCTGCCCGCGTTCTGGGTTGCGCATCAGTAGCCCCCTTTAGCCTTAGCTGGTTTCTTCGGCTTCTTGCTGCCCTGCGGCTTCTTTTTGCCTTTGGTCGGTTTCATTTGTCGCTCCCGTCATAGTAGAAACGGTCCTCCGGGAAGAACGGACGATTACCCGCCCCCGTAGGCATATCGTTACGCTGTTTCAGGCTTGGGACCGTGTAGAACTGGATCTTAATAATGTCCCATTGCTCCTTTAAAACTGCGTTCATTTCAGGCGTTAAATCGCGCTGCATATCCAGGAGGATCCGCTGGGCCAGCTTGAGGGCGATCCCCTCTTTGGTCCACAGGTCCAGCCCGGAGTCCTCGTTCCCGTCCGGTACGCCGTCGGCGTTGGTCGTGAAGATGTAGGGTAAGGCCACGCCGTCCTGAATCACCGTAGCCATTAATCCCTCCAGATCCTCCAGCGCGTCGGCTAACTGCTGGGGATCTGGCATCATGAGAACAGCAGACGACGCCAGCCCGCCACGGCGTAACGCCAGGTTAACGATCTGGATCTTCTGCAAAGTCGCCATAATTATTTCTTAGCCTTCTTGTCGGTCGGAACTTTCGCGCCGTCTACCTTCTCGCCGTCTTTCGGCTTGGATTCGTCGGCCTTCGCTTCCTGGGTGGATTCCTGAGCCTCTGCGCCGCTCTCTGGCTCGTTCTTCACTTCTTCGGCCTTCGGTGCGTCTTTCGACTCGGAGGCCGTAGCGGTCGATTCTGGGGCCTTATTTTGGGCCTCTGCGTCCTGCTTCTCTTTCAGGCGGGCGGCTTCTTCGTCGTCTGCCTCCTGCTTGTCCTTTTTGGCCTCCTTCTCCGCTGCCTCGGCGATCGCGGCATCCAGCGCCGGGAGTTTGTTCGGATGATCCACCCAGAAGCCAGACTCAAGACGCTCGGCGGCTTCTTGCTCCGGGAAGATGGCGCGGACGTAGGGGCCGTCAGTGTGCGGGCGGCGCATGGTTTCCAGTCCGGCGATGCGTTCACGTCCCAGAATAGCGGGGCGGGAGTAAAGCATTACGGTTAAAACTGCGGCGATGGCGGTTTTTGAATAGGAGCGCTGGTTCATTGTAAATCCTCTTTGTGTGATGTTTCCCGGCTAGTATATGCCATAAAAAAAGAGGAGCCAATGGCTCCCCTTTTGTATTGCTGCGCGTCTTACTGCTGGTTAGGCAGTACCAGGCCCACGTATTCCGGCACGAGGACGGAGCAACCGTAAAGCGTGGTGTAACGGCAGGTGGTCACGCCCGCGATGTGATCGAACGCGTAGGACATGATCAGAGTCGCGCCCTGTTTGGTGGTGGCTCGCATTACTTGCGGACCTTGACCAGTAGGGAACGCCAGATTACCGAACATCAGTTCCACGGAGCCGTCGGCCCACAGGATGTTAGCATTAGATGCCGTGTTGTTGATAACGGTCAGTTCCGCGCCGTTGGCGGCGTTCGCGTCCACGTTCGCGTAAGGGCGAGACGGCAGATCGGCGTTGTCCGGCGGCAGGATCTGAGGGGTGATCGTGATGTTGTTACCAGACACTCCCAGGACGCGGAACACTTGAGGGGTGTCCGTGGTGTCCTTGCTGATCATATGGACCATGTTCACGCCCGCGATGGTGAAGGCATCACCAGCGACCAGGCCGTGGGCTGCGGACACGGTGATCACGCCCTGGCGGTTATCGACCGGGAGATCGTTCGCGTCTTTCGCTTCGACTTTGTGAGCCGGAGCCGCTGCCAGGGTGATCGCTGCTGCGGAGCCAGCGCCCAGACGTGCGGAAATATCCGTCTCAAAGGACATGAAGCGAGCCACGTCCGGGATCTGCGCCTTTTCGTATGCGGTCAGGGTTGCGCCCTGAGCATATGCGCGGGATCCGAGTTCTTTCGCCAGGAACTTGTTAGAGAACGAGTTCCAGAAGGCTTTTTTATTCGTACCCTGCGGGATGCCGATCGCGGTCATTTGTGCGCCGATCTGCGCTGCTGCGTCCCACAGGTCGCCGCCTAGCGTTCCGGTGCTGTTGTCGCCAGTGGTGGCGACGTGGGTCGCGTAACGCGCTGCGGTAGCGATCAGATCGGAGTCGATCTTCGCGGCTACGCGCTGGCCCGCTGCTCGGCCCATCTCTTTACGCTGCTCTGGGTCGCGCATTTCGCGAGCGTCCAGCTTAAAGAGAACGTTCTGAGGTTCTTTGAACACGGAAGGGACGAGGCGCTGGACGATATCGGTCCCGGCTTGTCCGGTCAGATCCAGACCTTCGATGATATCAGCGTGGTAACGCTGCGGACGGTGGATCACGTCCCCGGCGCGTTGCATCGTCTGATCACCGGGGCGGAACTTCGCCGCGTTCTTCGACACGACGCAAGACGCCTCGAAGCTCTCCACATATTCCTCGAAAGCAATTTCGAGATCCTTCGCTAACTGGTTAGCCATTATCCTATCTCCACCGATGAGTGATTAATTTAGTTTACTTCTTTTCCCGCTTCTCTTTCGCCGCGAAGTATGCCGTATAATCCCCGGTTTCTTCGGCCTTCTTGCGAAGGGCTTCGAGTTGGCCCACGTTAGCGACTCCATTCTGGCCCTTAACGTCCGGCGTTTTGTTAAGCTGCTGCTTCGCCTTCGGTGCGGATCCCGCTCGGCTTTCAATATCGCGGATAAGATAGCCCAGCGCAATGTGATCGTTATTGTAAGCGTCCTCGACCTGTTTACGCAAATCAGCATTGCGTCCCAGTGCCATCACGAGCGCCGTCGGGTTCTGGCTGGTGATCATCAGGCCCGCCTGGAGTGGCTCCGGCAGTTCTGCGATCGCCGCTTCGGCCTTCTCAAATCCTGCGTACTTCTTGATCGCCTTTGCGCGTTCCGTCTGGTAGCGCGTCTGGCCTTCCTGGAATTTCTTCCCGAACGCTTCGCGCTTCGCTTCCTGCGCCGCCTGGTGCTGCTGGAAAGCTGCCTTATCCTCGGTCCACTTGTCCAGCGCTTCGGCGTACTTCTCCGGGTCCCAGTCGATCCCCTCGTCGCCCATTTCCGGCTTACGCGGCATGTCGGCGGGGATTTCCTGCGGATCCTTCTTCTGGGTGGATCCCTTAATCTGTTTTTTCTGCTCGCGAAGTTGAGCGCGGAGACGTTTCACCAGTTCGGTGTCGCCTTCCTGGTCGTCCTCGTCGGTCGGTTCAACGGTCACGGCTTTACCATCGAACAGGAACTCCTCCTCCTGATCGTCGTCCTCGCCGTTCTCGCCTTCCTTCGTCTTAGGCTCGCCGTTTTCGTCCAGGTCCTGCTCGTCCGGGTCGGTGTCCGCGTTGCCGGGATCCTTCTCGTCCGGGTCGGTGTCTGGATTGTCGTCGGCGTTGTCGCCCTGCTGCCCTTGTTGAGCCTCATACGCCGCTGCGCCGCCGTCGCCGCCTCCCTGAGATCCGTCGTCGTGCTCTGCGTAATATTTCAAAAACATATTTCGGAATTTCATTGTAGATCCTCGTTTGTTGCATACGCGATGTTTTCGCCCATCGGTGGCGGGTGTAAGTTTAAGCGAGGACGGCGGGAAAATGCAAACAGGGGAGATCGCGATTAACGATCCCCCCAGTGTGGCGGGTTATTTCGTGGCGGCTCTTACGACCTGCTGGGAGAGGTAGAGCGCCTCGTGATGCGGTGGAACCGAAGCGGGGATCACGTAGTACAGCGCGACGTCTCCCCCGTCCTTCTCGAAGCCGTGGATCCTCTCACTGGCTACGATTCGCCAGCGGTTCCCCTCTGGCCCGGTCAGGAAGCCGTCCAGGTCGTGGAGTTCCGTCTCCACCTGGGCCAGCTTCGCGAGGGATGCGACTCCCCCGCTCGGAAAGGCTAAATAGTGATGTTTCATACGATCTCGGCGTCCTCCACGTCGTCGTCTTTGCGCGGGTTGACTTCTTTCGCGCTGTCGGCTGCTGCCACGTAGTCGCCCTCGATCGGGCCTTTGTAGGTCAGTTGTTTGATGCTCGCGATATCGGCGAGGAGTTTCTGTTCCTGCATGTAGAAGTTAGCGCGGAGTGACTGGAGGCCAGTCTCCAGCAGTGGGAGAGCCAGTTCCGCGATGCGCTCGGCGGTCGGCTCGGTGTAGACGATCTCGATCTCACGAGTTTCTAACAGGACCATAGCCGGGTCCGTGTTGTCCTTGATGTGCTTCTCCACGCTGTACAGGTCGCCCAGGTCGTGGTCGGAGACGTAAGTCTCCCCGCGCTTGTAGAAGCTGGAGCGTGTACCGTCCGCGACGCACAGGCAAATGAATTGTTTTTGATGTAAGTTTTAGTAGTCATTTTGTAGTCTCTCTGGTCAGTGGCGGGGACCATTCCCCGCCGACACAATCAATATAACATTTGATAATCTGGGCGTTTTAGCAATTCGTGCTATTTGGCGCGAGCGCCGATCATGGCTTGCCAGGTAAACACGACCGTATCGGAAAGAAGCTCGTCCACGCCTTCCTCCGCCATCTGCTCGTAAAGTCCATCGAGAGCGCCGGGGATCTGTTCCCAAAGGGCTTTACGTCCGGCCTCGATCTGCTCCGCCGTCGGCTGGAGTTCCACCTCGATCGGAGCGGGTTCGACCTCTCCCGCCTTCACCTGCGGCTCCGCGTTGGTCATGAGTTCCGAAGCGCGAGCGCCGACCAGCGCCAGCGCCAGGCCATACGCCGCCAGATCCTCCTCGGTCGGCTGCTGGATGAAGCGAGCCGCCAGACGCGCCTCGTGTGCCTTCACTTTGTCGAGGATCCCCATCTCGTCGGCCTGAGCCAGAAGAACGGCGCGGATTACTTTTTCCTGGTTCATGCGTAAGCCCCTTCGAATTGTGCGATCGACATTGGCGAGTAATACAGATTTAACTCGTACCCACAGATCCGCCCGTCTGGGCCGTTGATCGGCTCGCGGACTTTGACCTCCACGCGGCGCTCGTTGTCCGGGAACTCCGTCACGCTCACGATGTTACGGACCGGGAGGAGATACTTTTCCCCGGCGGCGTCTTTGACTGCTATCAGTGATCGGGCCATTCAAAACTCCTTTGTAATGGTTTAGTGATGTGTCGAGGCAAAGAATAGCCCGGACTTGCCGGGCTTGTCTTTAGCTTTTCGTGCGGTCCGACCAGTTACAGGCCAGCGAGTCCTAACTGGCGATCGGCGGACTGCTGCGCCTGGCGTTCTGCCATCTCGCGAGCGTTCCGATCCTCCTGCTGGTTGTGGCCTTGCCCCTGAGCCTTGAGGAACAGATCCGCCTGTTTGTGGGCGTCGCTGTTCTGCTGGCTCACGTACTTCTGGAGGACGGCGATCGCGTTCATTAGCTGATCCTGCGGGATAGCCGCCGCCTCTGCCATCGTCTTGACCGTCTGCGCCTGTTTCAGATTGCCGTCGGACGCGGTGCTCTGCGCCTTGAGTTGCAATTCTAAGCGCTTGTTCTCCTGCTCCATCACTGCGGCCTGTCCCTGCTGCGCTACGCCCTGAGCGGCTACCATCTCCGGGTTTTCCTGCTGCTGGGCCGCTTGCTGGGCCTGTTGAACAAGGGCTTTTTCTTCGTCCGTCTGCGGCTTAATGATGCCATTCAGGAGAAGCTGGCGGCGGCTGTACTCTTTGAAGTCCTGCAAGCCTTCGCCGTCCATGTTCATGATGATCAGGCCCATGACTACGGCGGCGTTCGGGTCGCCTGGTGCCATCGACTGGAGGAGCGTCGTCAGGCTGCGGACGGTTGCGGTCCGTTTGGTGCTGCTGGACTCACCCACATCGGCCTCGACCTCATATTTCCCGCGTTTCAGGTCGTTAATCGCGATCGCCTCGTCCGTGTCGCGGTCGATCACTTTCCCGGTCATTAACACGAGATCGTCGGTCCCGTCCTCGTTCTTGATTCGGACGTAGTTCTCCGAGCCGTAGACCTTGCGGGCCGCGCTGAGGTAAACACGCCCGCAATGGCGGAGGGTTTTCCCCAGGTTGTCCATGTAGAGAGCGCCCTGTCCGTCCATACGGGCGAAAATGGCCTCCACGGTTTCGGTCGCAAGGTTCGACGGAAGGGCCTCGACCTGGGAGGATCCGACGATCTGCTGGATAGTGCTCCCGGTGTACTGAAGGACCGCCGCCAGCGCTGGAGAGAGCGGAGTCGATGGCGTGTAACCCAGTGGCCCGGCTTGCTGCACGACCTCACCAGCGGCATTACGGAGCGATTTCGCGGGCAAGTATGCCGGGCGTTTCGTGTTACGTTCCCCCCAGGCGTCCGCCAGCTTGCCGGGAATCATGTCGATATCCATGATCGGGATGTTATCGCCGCCAGACTGCGCGGCCTGGTCCGCCATCATGGACACGATCAGGTTTTCCAGACGTTGCGCGTCGAGGGCCTGGGTCGCGTGACCGCTTACGCGCTCCATGTTGTCGATAAACGAGCGGCGGGCGTTGAACACGAAGATCGGGATCCATTCGAACGGGATCAGCTTCGGCTCCTCGATCCATTCACCGCCGGACATAAGGCCGCAATAGACCTTACGGCGTTTCACTTTGCGGTCCTTCTGGCGCTCCCAGCCTCCGGCCTTAAGCTCGTCCTCGATCTGCTCGATCTCGTCCTCGTCGTACACCTCCACGTCCCCGGTGAGTGGGTTCTTATAGGAGATCACGGTGGTGTCCTCGATCTTCACCTCGTAGTAACGCGCCAGGTAGATCGCGTCCTTCGTGGCCCAGTCGAATTGTTTCCCGGTGTCCATCGCCAGCAGGTCCTCCGGGGCGAGCGCGTCGGGATATTTCTCCTCGTACTTGTCCGGGGTCATGCTGAATAGCTCCGCCATCCACATGGCATCCGAACGATCGTACATTTTGGAGTCCTGATCGATAAACAGGCACGAGGCCGGATCATAGATCGGATAAAAGACAATATGCCGGGCCTCGTTGTCCGGGTCGAACTCGTCCTCCAGTTCGGTGTCCATGCGGAAAGCGCCCATTCCGCCCGTCACGCCGTCGTCGTAGGTATTGTCCACGGACTCCGGCCCGTTCGACTCCTGGAAGTCGGCGCGGAACTTGCCGTTTAACTTGTCCGCCAGTTCTTCGGAGGCCTGGGTGTCCTTCGGGCGGAAAGTAACATTGATGCGGTTCAGTCGGTAGTCGGTGATAATGCGATCCACCTCGCGCCCGACCTTGTTAAGCTCGAATCGAGGGTATTTCTGGAATCGTTCATCATCCATCGCAAAGCCGGAGTTCGTCGATCCTTCCCATTGTGCGCCCGGAATGCGGACGAAACGGGCCGTTTCGATCATCTTCTTACGACTGGACTCCTCGCTCCCGATCGCGGCGCTTAACTTATTACGTGCGCATTCCTGCCAGTTCTGCGCCTTCTTCGTTGCTCGTGCCATCATAATCTCCGGTATGGGTTAGCGGTTGCTCGGCACATTATAGCCGGAATAATCTTCATCTTTCGAGCGCTCCGGCGGTTGCATCAGCATACACAATACATCAGCCATGCCCGGAGACTTCATTTTCAGCTTAGTGCGCATCTGCGGCTTAGGCATACGCGCAAATTTCCCGTTGGTGTTGTAAATACGCGGAATGCGGCACACTTCGGCGCGGAGTTTGGCCATATGCTCCCCGATCCCCTCGCTGTCCAGGCTGATCAGGTCGTCCGGGTTGTGATAGACGCCCTTCACCACGGCCTCGTAAGTCCTTTCGAAGCGCTTCCGTAACAGGTAGATATCCTGGGAGCCACGGTTCGCGAAAGCGTCGATATTCTTCTGAATGTTGTCGCCCTTCGCCTTGTTGTTGAGCCAGTGATCCAGCTCCACAGGGTTGTCCGGGAACTTCACGCCGTCCCCGGCGTTGTAGCCATCTACGAGGACGTTCGTCCCGGCGTATGAGTCCGTAACCTGGCGGCGGAGGCCAGCGCCCAGTCCGGCGCGGTCCCACACGAACGCCTCGATCCCGTGGTCCTTCGCCGTGTTGATCGCCTTGTCTACGGAGTCGTTCGCGTCCCCTTCGAACCATTCCTCCATATGGGTGACGACGGAGCCGAAGCGCTCGCCATATGCCTTGTTATCCGCCCCGACGTCCGCCGGGTCGAGTGCGCCGATCCTCATGCCGGACGGCTTGAATCCGAGTTTCTTGTGGGCGTCGATCGCCGCGTCGAACCATTCCGCCGGGATAATCGCATCCGGTACGGAGTCGTTAAACATCCCGCCCCATACGTGATCAAACAGCGCTTTCGAGAGGGTTACGCGGTCGAACTCCATCTCCGATCGAAGCTCTGGGGGGAACCACGGATTATCTTCCCAGTTCACGCGGATAATCAGGTGGAGATCGTCCTCGTAAATGCCGTCCCGCTGGAGATCCTCCCAGAATGGAATGAGAAAACGCTGAGAAAACGCATCCTCCGAGGAGCCGGGGTTCGCGGTGAATAGCATCATGCCGCCCGTTTCGCGCATGGTCGGCGTAAGCTGGCGGAGAGACTCGGCGGAAAAGGTCTGCGCCTCCTCGCCCCAGAAGCGACGGAAGCCGAACGCGGACTTAACGCCCGCCGGGTCCCTGGCCATCCCCTTAAATCGGATGATCGCGCCGTTGGAGTGGCGGATCTCCTTCTCCAGTACCTCGAAGCCGTCCAGCCCGTAAGCCTCGATCCGGTTGACGAGGAGCGGGTGGACTGAATCCTTGATCGATGCCTGATACTCACGGAGACACATCGCGCTCGCTGCCTCGTCGTGGGCGTCCGCGTCGATGATCCCGCCGACGGTGAGCGACTTCCCGGAGCCACGGCCCCCGACCAGGATAATAAAGCGCTTAGGACGGAGGAGGATCGGGGTCAGACACTCCGCGATCGTAATGTCGTGCGGCTCGGAGGTGTAGATCCACTCTCCGTTAACCTTCTTCATGTTGTAGCAGTGCTTGGCGCTGGTCCCGTCCGGCTCATAGACGCCATAGACCAGCCCGCCGTCTCGTGCGACGTAAGCGGCCCGCCCCTCCAGGCGAGCCAGTCGATCGAGGTTATCCTTTCGATTTTTTGCCATAGCCCAGATCCCCGAAGGTCTGCTCCATCATGTTAAACAGCCAGCCCACGAAGTACGCCTCCGGCTCGTCGTTGTTCGGGTCCCACTCGATCCCCAGCGTGTCGCCGATGTAGTTCTTAACGTGGACGATCTCGTGTGCGATCGTGGTCCGCCAGTATTGGCCCCGGCGGACGCCCACGAACACCAGCTTAACGTCGGCGGCGTGGTACTCAATGGCGACGCCCTGCTGGATCTCCTTCTCCCGGCTCCAGTCGGGGAAGCATTCGCCCAGCTTCGCCACCATCTCCTCGTCCTGCGGGTCAAAGCACACGATAAAGTAAGGGTAAGGGGACGCCGTGAACCATTTCAGGCCCAGCGCCTCCAGTCTGCCGTAAGTGTCCGGCGGTAGCTTATTCTTTTGATTCGCCATTCAGTCGGGCCTCCAGTGCGTCCAGACGTTTGACCATCTCGGACATTTCGAACACTTCCGCGCCGTGGCGGATCATCTTCACCATTGCCTCCGCCGCGTCGAACGGTAGCTCCCCATTCGCCACCAGGTCCTCGATCTCGGTGATGCGCTCGGACGGGGTTGATCCGGTCAGTTCAAAGCAATAGGTCGGGCTGGTGGGCTTCGTGTAGGGAATGAGTCGGCTCATGATATCGCGCATCATTCCGCCGTCTACGAGGGCCATCTGGATCGCCCGCTGGATAAACATTTCCTCCGTGAGCGGGACCTCCACATATTCGTCCACCATGATCGGCTCGCCCGTTTCGCTGTTCAGCTTCACCTCGCCAGTGTCGGGATCGATATCCTCAATTCTGCGCCCGGTCGCTTCCTTAACGCGTACTTTTCGGAGGGCTTCGAGGAGTAAGGTCCGGTTCTGCTTGGCCCTCCCGCGTCGCTCTGGCTGGTTGTCTTTGGAGAACTTGTTCCCCTTTTTTAAATTCTGCTCGTTAGCCACAAAAAATCCTCCGGTTATCGCCTGAGTGTCACAGGGTTACGCGGAGGATTATCGGCGGTTACGGAAGCGTGATCAAGTCCGCTTAAACGAGAGATCCGGGCATAGGTGCATATTCTCGGCGGTGATAGGCCAGGGGCTTACGGGATGGTTAAACGCCTGGACGTCGCGCTTTTTGGCGATGTAGCCCCGGCTCTTGCCCTTCGGCTCCGTCAGGCTGGCGCACATGATGCAAGCGCCGTTTGACGTGTACCGGGTGAAGTTGCCCGCGTGGATCTTGCACTCCGGGCCGCGATACAGTTTAGCCTTTATCAGCCGGGCCTCCGCCTTGCTGCGGGCGACGGTGCGCCCCTTGTCGATCGCCATCAGTCACAGCCCCCGGACGAGTAGCTGGAGGAGTCGCTCCCGCTGTCGTAGCTGCTGCTGGACTCATAGCCGGAGGAGTGGCTGGTGTGGCGGCTGCTGTCGTCGCACACGCTGGAGACGCTGCTCGCTTCATACTGGCGGTGGCTGCTGCTGTCCCAGTCGTTCAGCGGGTTAAGAGGCGACACTGGGGAGATCGGGTTTAACGGGTTGAGGATGTGCATCGGGTCCGACGTCGGATCCTGCTGCGTACCGCGAGCCGCCGGGCGTTTGTCCTGCGCCATAGCGCGGGCCATTGCTGCGGCGTGGCTCTTGTTCGCCATGCTGCGCGGTGCGGTCAGTGTCCGATATCCCAGGACCTCGCCTACGGTCTTGTTACGGCACACGCTACAGATAAACTCTTTCTCCTCGGTCCATCCTCTCGGCTCCGTCGCGCCACAGGTGCGGCATTCTTTCGTTCTGGTGATTGACATTGTTCGATCTCTCTCGTTGGGTGGAATTGGCCCCAGCATATCGCCGGGGCGCACATCATGCAAGCGTTATCTAATGAAGGTATCGAAGAACCACAGCAGACCACAGACGCACAGGAACAGCGTCACGCCTCGCCATGCCAGATCGAGCCAGTCGATCGAGGTGTCCGGCTCTGCTGGTTTTATTACCCAGCCCGCCGCGATCTCGCGCTTCGTTGCTTCGAATTGTGCCAGCGTTACCGGGGGACGCATGACGAAAAAGGGGGCGTTCCGATCCCCCCAGTCGCTGGCCCTCACTTTACGCGGCGATACTTCTCGACGTCGGACCATTCGACCACGCCAGCCTCCAGGATGTTCTCCCCGCCGCCATAGGTGCGGATCTCCACCACTTGATCGTCAGGGAGATCGTTCGGCTTGTACTGCCATTCCCACACGATCCAGTCCCCGACGGGTTGCCAGTCCTTCGACTGCTCGCCAGTCTGCGGACGGTCCAGCAGGGCGTCCAGCAGTTTCCCCGCCGTGTCGGCCCCGAAGCGCGTCCCGGTGAGTTGCTCGATCAGTTTGCGGCACTTCTCGGCGTTGCGAGCGTGCCAGCGGAGGCTCTGCTCCGTGTCCTGCTTGCTGCGGTTCTCCGACCACACGATCCGCTCGTGGTCCGTCTCGCAGTTGGTGATCTTCTCCTGCTGGCTATGCCACCAGACCAGATCGCGGAGTGCTCCGGTCCCCATCCTGAATACGTTCCAGTTATACGGGAGGCGCTTGTCGTCGCACTCCTTCACGTAGCGCTCCAGCAGTTCCACGCGCTGCTCTGCGTCCACTGCTGCGCGACGGTTGCGATCGCTGTCGTCTGCCTTCTTGACCAGCTCGCGGGCCTTCTGCTCGGTCCATGCGATATGTTTCGGGTTGCCATCGATCGGGCGGAAGTGGGTCGGCACGTCCAGCGCGTCCAGGATGCCGCGAAGGTTCACGTAATACCCGTTCAGCTTCTCGTCCGCGTCGATCAGCGTCTGGATCCTTGCTTCCAGCGCCCGCTCGTGGGACTTGTCGCGCCACTTCTCGGACTCCTTGAAAACGCGTTCCAGCGCGTCGTCGGAGAGGAGCGGAAGGTGGCACGGAGCCAGGTCCGGCTCGGCCTTAAAGCCCTGTTGAATCGCGTCCGTAACGTCGGCGATCCAGTTGGCCCGGTACTGGATGCGCTGGCGGGCTTCGGTGGAGTTGAGCGCGTAGGCCACGCCCTTGTCGTGTGAGTTCATGCTGTAGATCCTCTGGTTGGTTGCCCCGTTGCCGGGGCTGGTGGAGTTAAAAGCCGTCGTAGTAGCCAGGCAGTGCGCGGAGAGCCGCTTCGTCGTCGATCAGGTCCCACTCGGTCGGCTCAATGTCTGCCGCCTCTGCCATCTCGTGGGCGATGATACCAGCCACCAGCGGGGAGACGTTGCCCGTCGCTTTCTGGCGCTCGATCTCTGCCTGAATATCTGCGAGTGTATCGGATAATGATTTCATGATGTTCTCCCGGTCAGTGGCGGGACCATTTCCCGCCGTCAGAAGAACTATAACAACATTTGATAAGTGCGTTTTAGCAATTCGTGCTATTCGATGCCGTCATAACGCCCGGCCTTGAACAGTGTCCCGTTTCGCCAGTCGTTCCACGCGAAGTAGGGCCAGATCACCAGCGTAACAGCCAGCACGAGGACCGCCAGCAATGCCACGATGAAGGCGACGAGAGGGATCAGGGAGGGAGGGATGGCCCTCACCTCCTCCGCCATCTTGCGGCCCAGGTAGGCCGCTGCTCCCGCCCTGCATTCCATGATGATATAAGCGACGCCCAGCATCAGGAAAGAGGCGATCAGTTCGTAGATCATTCAGTACATCCCATTAGTGAGTAAGTATAAACGACGGTTCCGCATGGAGCGGACCATCTGCGAGGATCCCCAGCCACCAGGCACACGGAACATCAGCCCGGAGCCAGCGGCCCGGCAATAAAGGCGGTTGCGGTCGCGGAAGTCGCGAAGCTGTCGCCCGGTCTGCGTCCCCTTCGGGTCCACCAGCAGACAAAACACTGGCGGCTCGCCGTAGCGATCCCGGAGGTCGGCGAGGTGCTTCTCCACCATCTCCGCCACGGCGTTCTCCGCTGCCTCCTTCGCGCAATCATCGCACATCCCGCCCTCCCTTCCCGACGGGATCGGGAGGTGGCAACGTTTGCAGTAATCAAAGACCATCAGATAATCCCTCGCTCATGTTGTCGGCGACCTGCTGCATGTAGATCGCGTAAAGGTTCTGGCCTATCGCCAGGATATCCTCCGGGCGGAGGATGGCCCGCGCCGTGTGGACGTTGGAGAGCGCCGCCACCAGGACGTCGCGCTGTACGTGGTTAAGCCGGAGTTCGCCCCACGCCGGGGAGTCTGCCCGGTGGATCACCTGCTCGATCTTGAGGTGGTCGAACCACACGAGGATCTCGCGCTCGTCTGGCTTTTCGGTTGCGTCTGTCATTGGATCCTCCCAGGATGCCCGGCTCTCGACCGGGCGGTGGTTGTCAGATGTTCGCGGCGATGAATGCCAGGACTTCGCGGAGGTGCTTCTCGTCGCGGATAGTGGCTGGCAATTCCTCTTTCACGCTGCTGTCGAGGTAGATATTGCCATTCCATGTATAAGAGCCGTTAGGGTTGACCAGATAGGAGAACATCCACTCACAATCATTGTCAGCTTCCCACACGCACAGCAGGATCTTTCCGTCGTCGTTGATATCTTCCATCGTAACGTCCAGGCCGCGCTTAACTGCGTATTTTTGGTGGTTGCGTTGACTGCTGTCATGGTCTTGCCCTCTGAGTTGGTGGGCGTCTCGTCGCCCGGTGAAAACATATTATCAATTATCACCGGGGACGTTTTAGCAATTCGTGCTATTTATCCTTTCTCATTCGACGGAGTGATCGGACCAGATCGACGACGGCCCAGCCAGACGCCAGCAGGAACGGCGCGAGGACCGCCAGCTTTTCCCAGTTGGTCAGGATCGCGTCGGTCCCTCTGGTCATGCCGATCCAGGCTATCACCAGGACCTCGTAAGCGAAGGCGAGCCAGATCATTTCCCCAGCCTCACCTTGCGGACGATCGTAGCTGCGGTGTCGTAGGCGTCGCGCTGCCGGGGTGAGACGCTGCTCTCCCGGAGTTCGACCAGACCACGCTCCAGGACTTCCAGCGCGGCCCAGCGCCCGGACAAGTCCATGATCACCTCCTCGGCGTCGCGGTCGATCTTGCCTGGCGGGTGTCCCTCCGCCATCAGCTTGATCTCCTCGGTGGTCATTGGCTTACGCATCAGCGCCCCCTTTCGGTCCCAGCTCCTGGTCGATAAAGTCCTGCGCCATGCGGTCGGCGTCCTCTGCGTTCGCGTTCTGGATGGCCTCCAGTTGCTTCTTGCGGTGGTCGTGGAGGAAGCTCTCGACGGCCTGGTGTGCGAGCGCCGTCGCCTGGTTGTGGGTGTAGCCCTTGCGCTTAAACTGGGCGTAAGCGTTATCGAGCAACGTCTGGCGCTGGTGTGGGCCTACATACATACGCGAGATATCCGCGACGCCTGATTTCTGCCCTGCATTGTCTTTCATCATCATCTCCTCGTTTCCTCGTCGTCGTGACGGGCCTCACATCAGGCCCAGCATGTTAAACACGATCGCCGCCAGTCCGACCACGATCGCGCCGATGGTTGTCGCCACCATCAGGAAGTAATTCCACAATCCGAACCGTTCGATCCAGTGGTTCGATCGTGCTGGTTCAACCTGTCCGACTGCTGTCCGTCGGGGGAATAAAATCACGTTGTTATCGTCGCTCATTTCGCATCACTTATCAATGATTATTTAAGCGGGGATTTTTCGGGGGTGGCCCCCGATTTTTACCCCCTGATTTCCGCATTAACGATTTGCCATAAACCTGTTAACACTTCTCTTGTAACTTCATGAATCTGTTATGTTAATTTTCAGTTCATAGTTAACGTTGTTTAGACTTTCCGGCATATGTTGTTAACGTTACGCGTTTATCCCTCTCTCTATAAGAGAGGGGATAACGTTAACGGAACACAACGCCCCGTTAAAAGTCACTCAGATCGTCGGATCCTTCGGTCGGTTTCCAGTCGGTCGGGAGTGGCTTCTGATCCCGGATTCCACCCAGGAGCGGAGCCGCTTCGGTTGAGGCGGTCAGCGTTTCGTCCCCTGCCATTTTGATGATCATCATTTTTTGGTCGCATGTTCGAAGGCGTGGAAAAAGTCCGTCCGCTTAATCGGCGGCTCTGCGAAGTTGCGGAAGTGATCGGATAACATGCCTTTGGTCAGCTTCGGCAAGCGGTAGCCCTTGTCCTTGCGCTGCTGCGAGTATTCCACGACGTAGGCCAGCAGTCGGATCGCCTGTTCCTCCTTCTTGCTGCGCTTGCGCGTGTCCTCCGGCTTCTCGCCCTCGTCCTTCTCGGCTGGCACTGCCTCCAGCGCGTTAATGACGACCAGCGTCCCCAGGTTGTCGCCGATCTCCCACGCCGCCGGGTTGGCCTTCGCCTCCGGGCGTACAGGCTGCATCCTCGCCAGCGCCTCGCGCTTCATCTTCACCAGGTCAGGCGGTAACTTCGCGGACTTCGTGCGCATGGCTCGCGCCGGGAGAAGCGCACAGCCTTTGGCCTTCGTGTGCTCAATCACAAAAAGCTCTTTGTCCTTGCACTTCTTCACCATGATCTCGAATCCGGCGTTTGCCCTGAGCGTTGACGCGCCACGAGCGCCGCGCTCGGTGTCCTTCCCGGTGTGGTGGATGATCATCACGGCACAGTTAAGCCATTCAGCCAGTAACGCCGCGTTACGCATCAGGATCGCCGCCACGTTGTTGTCGTTCTCGTTGAAGTCGGTCCCGCCCTCCCAGCGGTCCGGCTCGTCGCCCTTGCCTGGGATCATGCGCTCGCCCACTTTCTGGCCCGCGCTGTTGGCGCTGTAGGTATCGATCACGATCAGGGAAAGCGGGTTCAGGCCGAAGAATGGGGACGCCTTGATGGTTGCCGCGAACGTCTGGAGTTCGCTCTCGCGGTGTAGTGGGACCTGCTGGGACAATACCCAAAAGTTGGGTAACGGCTCGTTCTTGTTCTGCGTGTACTTCCATCCCGCGTAACGTTCACGGACGCCGCTCGCATCCTCCGGCGCGAAGTACATCACGGATCCCTGTCGGACTGGCAAGCCGCCGAAGTCGATCCCGGTGGCGACACAAATCGCCATTTGTAACGCTGCGAACGTTTTCTTTGCGCCGGACTCGCCGACCAGGAAGCCCACGGAGCGCTCCGGGATCAGCGACTGGATCACATAGTTAACGGGCTTGATCTCGTTCGACTTGTTCAGGCTGGCGATCAGCGGGTCGTCCATTGCCTCGACCGCCAGCGCCTCGTCGATCTTCTTGCGCTGCTTCTCGCGCTGCTTCGCGAGGAGTTCCTGGCGACGTGCTTCGTCCTTCTCCTCGTCGGTGAGGTCTGACGTCTTGACGATCGTCGGCTTGTCGTTGCGGACGGTTGCCGTCCACTCTGCGGCCTCGTGCTCGTCGAAGTCGAAGAACGCCCCGGCATCCTGGGCGGATTCTGCTTCTCTCGCCGCGTACAGGCTGGCCTGTTCCTCGTAGAACTCCATAGGAGCCTCTGGCACGTCGTCAGCAGGTGGAGGCGTTACCGGGCCGGAGAACTCGCCCCGGACCATCTCGATCAGCTCCTCCTCGCTGCGCTCTGGTGTCGGCATTACTTCATCATAATCAGTCATTGTCTTTTCCCTGCTGCGTTAATAAAGTGTTCATAACTTAACAGTGATTCATAACGCCGTCAATCCGCACCAGTAAAGAAAACTCTTTACATCACTGTTACGTCATGTATGCTTAAAGACGAACAACAACGGAGGCGAACGTGGACTTATTCAAACAGAAGCGAACTACGGCCCCGGCTACCGCCGGAGCGCCGCGCAAGACGGCGGCGGAGAAGCGCCAGGAGATACTCGACAAGATAGCGCCCACTGATCTGTCGGTGCTGGACGCTATCGACAAGGGGCTGATCGATCCGTTTGTACCCACGGACGAGACTCGGAAGGCGTTCTCCATGCTCAAGCCGTCGGAGCAATTGTTCGCCGCGTTCTTCGAATGCCCCGGCGTTGACCAGCGGAAGCTCTCCGCGCTCTGCCGTCACACGGCAAAGATGGAACGCGCCGGACTGCTGCGTGATCTGCGCGTTGACCGTTCGAAGCTGGCCCCGCCAGTGTCGGATCCGATGGAGTTCCCCCCAGGCGTCGAGATTGGCCCGGAGTTGGCCCTCGCTGCCTTACAATGTAAACAAGCCATGAGGAAAGAGAGATGATCAGATATATCGCAGTAGGTGAGCCGGAATTTAATTGCGAGTGGTTCCTGAGTATCGCCGCGATCAATTCGTTCAGCCTGGACGAAAAGACCGGACGCGCCCGGCTCCACTACACGCTCCCCGACACGGAGGAGGGAACGATGGAGGATTGTCTGAGCGTGGAGCCGTTCGAAAAGGTTCGCCCGCTGCTGCTGGGTCTGCCGCCTGATCCGCTTATCCTGGATCTGAGTAAGGCCGAACAGGACAAGATCCGCCGGACGTTAAACGCCACCCAGCAGACGCTCGACGAACTCCAGCCACGGCTCCAGCCTGGCCCTACTGTCGGCCTCGACTCGGACGTGTGGGCCGTGGTCAAACTGCTGGAGTCTCGCGAGTGGGCCGAACACTGCACGACGACCGAACTCGGCGGACGACTGGAGGCTGAGATCACGAAGCTGATCGGGCATGATAACGCGGCGACGAACAAGCTCCAGCGGGCGGAGCAATTGCTGGCTGAGATCCATCACGCGGTAAACAACGACGGCGGGCTG